TAATTTTTTGTATTATAAAAGCACCTGCTGTTTGCAAGTGCTTAAAAGACATTTTTGCATTATAAAAGCACCTAACATCAGTTAAGTGCTTAATCCAATATTTCTATGCTTTCTATTTCTGACTGTTTTACTAAAATATTATCAAACTCAAGCATGAGTTCTTCACTCTCATCTTCATCCCACTGATAAGAATCACAGTATCTTTTTTCCCATATCTCCCCGTCAGTAAATTTTATCTTTATATTTTTACCTTCAGCCTCTTTCATTTCTTTTGTGCTGACCATATTTATCACTCCTTTTTAGGTTTAGCAGGTACTATATGTGTACCTTTTTTCTTGCTATAGTGTATTGTAAATCTGTTAGTAGGTATTTCTTTCCCTGTTTCTATATCTGCAAAATAACCTATATTTTCAGTATGTTCAATAAACTCTTTGTTTGTCCATTTACCGTTTCTATCTCTTTTTATTTTGCCAGTGCCCGCATATTTATTTATGAGCTCCTGCGGGTTAATATCATCAAGCAGATAGCTTTTTCTTCTTCCGTTTTCAAGCTCTGTTTTGTAATTGTTTGTGCCTATTATATGCTTGTCTTGATTTCCTTGATGTATTTGAAGATTGTAGTTATTTCTTATATCGGTTTGTAGTTTATTATCTTTATAGCTTAGTTGTAATTTTTCCCATTTATTACTATCATTATACTTTATTATTTGAAACTCTTCAAGAGTTCTTGGAGCATTATTTTTAAGAACTTCTTTGTATTTTTCATACGCTTTTTTATCACTGCTCTTGTTATAGTGCATTTTTCTTTTAAGCTTGTAGCTGTCTTTTTGCTTTTCACTCATAGACTCATACCAAGCCTTATAATCATAGTTTGCAGGTACTTTATAGCTTCTGCCGTCCATATCCCTTGCAATTCTTGTATCATTTTCATCTTGATAGTCTTCCAAGTATGGTATAGTGGTTGAACGACAATTAGGATGCATTGGATTGCAATTTACGCCTATTTGCATATCTTTTACATAAAATATTTTATTGTCAAGACTTTGACATATTTCGCTCGTCTTATAGTCAAGTGTAGCAAGATATTGATACCTCTCAAGCTTTACATTATTATATAAACTCTGAGTCGCTTTTGACAATATATAGTTACTTTCCGTCCTTATCAGCCTTTTAGCATTTGAGTAATTGACATTCATTCTGTCAGTTATCTGATTGCTCATCTTTTCTACAGAGTAACCAAGAGCAATACCGACATTTAATATTCCCTGCAGATCATTTGCCATATTGTCATAATGTCCCCAAATACGCCCAGAAAAGTCCTTATTACTCCACTTAGTATTTACTATTTGTTCTATCGCATTTTCATCAAATCTATTAAAAGTAAGGTCAAAATCTACAGTAGGGCAGTCATATAAACTATGTGCGGCTTCACTATATGACTGTTTATAGTTTTCTGCTAAATGTTCTTTTGATGAATTTTCATAGTCTTTTGTCAGTATCTTCAGATTTAATTCTGTCTGCTTGAGTAAACTCTCAAGCCTGTTTAGTTTTGAAGATAAATAGCCTTGCTTTAATTTTTGTTTATCTTCATCACTTAAATTACTGTTTTCAATCTTATTCTTGATATTTTCCAAATATTCTTTTAATTCCTCATTTTTCAACGGCTTTCTTGCATTAATATTGCTTATGCTTTCATCATTATCAGCATACTTTTTATGCCATTTTGAAATATCATTTTGTATTTGTTTTTCAATATCTTCATAAGACTTTTTTAGTTCATCAAGATACTTTTCACCTCTATCTTTGCTATGTTTTTCCGTCTGCAAAGCTCTTTTTTCAAAATATTCTTTAGTATTCACATCTTATTACTCCATATTTTTTGCATTATAAAAGCACCTGATATGTATCAAGTGCCTTTATAATATTATTTTAGGGGGATTGTGTATAATCTTTGTTAATCTCAAAATCTCTTAGTTCATACTCGTCTTTTTCTTCTTCCAATCTCTTTAACTCTTCATCAACGTCTTGAATTTGCGGTAGCAGTTCAAGTAGTGTTCGTTTTGATACTACATTGCTCAAGGATAATATTGTGTTTGTAGTTTCAGACTCATTTTGTGGCAAATTTCTTGTAAATTCAGTTGTTATAAGGGTATAGTCATAATCCTTATTAAACTTTGTATTCATAAGCTTAGTTACAAGCTCACATCTTTTTTTAAGACCTATTGTAAAACCATTTTCTTTTTCTGTTGCTGACTGTTCGAGCGGAATAGTCTTAAATTTAATAGCAATCCCAGACAAATTGCCAGCAAACTTCTCATCAGCAAGGTCAGGAGTAAGCGAAAACTTATGAATATCGCTGTTTAACCTGTTTTTGTAGTTTTCAGTTGCAGCATCATTTATATCTTTTACAAGAAACTTAGCACCACCTCCATCCGGAAAATACATTACTCTGTTTTTCTTTAGAGTTTCAGCAGTTTTTTGTACTTTATCAGTATCGTCATCTATATCTTCTACAAGCTCACTTGCACCTTCAACTATCATATATGCGTCGTTAAAATAATCAATATCATTTGCTGTATTTGATTGTGATGTATCGTAAGCATTGTTTAGTTCTATTACATCTTCAAAATCTGATGTCATCTCAACATTATTTTTGTAGATTATGATTGGTACTTCATCAAATAAATGTTCTGATTTACCTACTTCTTTAAATTCTGTCTCATTTTTCGCTTTTTCAAATCGTGTAATATAGGTATTATCGTATGCTTCAACTATATCAGTTACATTTCCATCTATATCTTTTGAGCGATAGTATCTTATTGCACACATGATAAACTCATCTATCTTGTTGCTTGCAATTAATATAAGCTCCAACGGTGATATTTTCTTTATTTTAGTTATTGACTTTTCATTTTGATATATTATCTCTGCACCAAACCCGAATTTACTCATATCTTTTGCAATTTCATAATTCAATGACTTTTCAAAATTATCATCCAAAATTTTTGTATATTCACTCAAATATTCTTCATCAGAAGACTTATGCTTTGCAGGTATTCCAATAAAATATCCTGTCTGCATTTTTACTACATACTTTGCATATGCAGACGCTAATTTATTGTTTGGAGCATCTTTTTTCATACTCCTGTTTGTTATTTCGTTATTATTTTTATAATACTCGCTCAGCTTTTCCAGTTTTGAAAGTTCATTTGATGAGTATTTTTCAACTATCTTTTTAATATTTGTTTTATTTACTTCAAATTCACTTAAATATATCATCTCATCACCTATAGTCCAAATAGAGATTTATTTAATATTTTCATTTTCTTCTTGCCTTTTACATCACCGTTTATAAACTCTATCAATCCTGTTGTTCCGTCTGGAGCATCATCATGAAGATTTTTTCCTTTTCTTTGATAGGTTCTCATAGCCTGATAATAATCTTCATATTTCTTTTTCCAGTTCTCCATCATTATCACTTGTTCCATAACATTACTTGCATTTACAAGTATTCTTGACTTCTTATTTTTACTTTGATGAAACCATGTTATAGTACATTTTTTATTATGAAACTCCGTTTTAAGTATTCTCTCTACATTTCTTGCAAATCCTCTACCGCCATTATTAGACTCTATAATACATTCCCTTGTACCTAATGCTGTTAGTCTTCTTGCTACTTCTCTTTCAGTTGTTTCCATATCTTCATCTGTATAGTATATATCAGTTATATACGCATATTTTCCTATTACATCTCCACTTATAAATAACAAAAAGTCAGCACCTTCATCAGCAGTATCTACATAAGCTATTTTTCTTTCAACCATATCTTCACCGTAAAAATCATAAGTTTTAAACTCACTATATAATCCACCTGTTATATCAACCGGTTGTTGATGATAGTTGGCAAGGAATATATCTTCATTCATAACTCTTTTTAAAGATAAATATTCTTTTTTTGAAAGTATAGATTCACATAGCATATTTCCATCTTTATCACAAGCCTCATATTCTACATGCATCCATTCTTTAGCTTCATCTTCATCTTTCAAAAGCTCCCCGCATATGTCCTTACTTGACCATCTTGTCATATTTATTATTTGTATTGCACCGGTTTCTGCTCTTGATTTAAAAGTATTTGTATACCATTCATATATTTTCTTCAAAGCATCTTCATTATATGCAGTTGCACCATCTTTAACAGGATCATCAACAATTGTTATACTTCCACCTCTACCTGTTATTGCACCACCGACACCTGCACCTTTATAAGAGAAAAATTTACCTTCCAGTGCCCATTTTTCAAAACTTGCATTTCCTTTTTGTATCTTAACTTTAGTAAATATATCAGCAAAAACATATTTAACATTTTCTGCTTCTTCTACAGGTATATCTTGAATATCCCCATATTTTATACTAAGCTCATGTATATCTTCTTCCATTTGACTTTTTTGATCTATTCCGTCTCTTGTAAACCTTGAAAAATCAGATGCAACATCATCGTTATATGAACATGTAATAGCTTTTTCATTATCATTTTTACCAAAACACCATTGTACAAATAGTACAAGTGTTCTTGATTTTCCATGTCTTGGCGGAAAGTTTATCATTAGTTTTAGACATAGACTGCCATCTTCAAAATATAACTTCCTCTCATACAACTTTTGCAATATATTACAATAGTCTTTTAAAAAAGTTCTATCTTCAAAGTAAAAATCAGGATTTGTAAGTTTGCAGTATTCCCAAAAACTATCTCTTGCTTTAGATATATTTTCTTTTATCTTATTTTCAAATTCAGAACTTTTTCTGCCAACTATTTCATTAATTACATTCAACTTTTCACCACCGAGCCTTTAACATAATTTAATATATCTTTAATTCGCTTTAATCATACTTTAAAAAATTTTAAAAATCTTTCATAGTAAATTTATATTAAATATATTTTTAATCGCTTAAAAATGATAATAATGCCTTTATAATTGATTTTATACTTTTATCTGTACAACTTATGTTCCATTTAATATTTCATATATCTTTAATATGTTGAAATTTCAGCTTTAACTCATATTTGCAAAACTGTTTTACAGCTTAGACATTGTATTATCCGTTATCTTTATAAGTTTTTCAAGTAAATCAGGATAGCCTTTGAGCTCTTCACTGATAACTGCCTTAAAGTTTTTATATGCATCTTCATACTCGCCTTTTAATTTTGCATATATCTTATCCTTGTATGCTTTAGTTCTTGATATAGATGTAATTAATTTTATAGCGTCCGATGCGTCCATATCTTCTATTTCCTCTTCAAGATATGCTATTTTTTCAGTCAGCTTTACGGTTGCTATTTGCATTGCACCTTCAGTTATATTCTCACTGTCCTTATCTTCTTTGGCAAGTCTTATCAGCTCATTGACCTGTGTCCTTGCCTCTAATAGTTTTGTAGACAGTTTATGAGTTTCAAGTGCATATCTTCCAACCGTACTCTTACTTATATCAAAGCCTTTTTCTTTTAGCCACTCAGATATCTCCATATATGTGTTAGCTGTGTCTGAAAGCATTATATCAAGTTCTTTTTTTATTTCATCAGGTAAAGATACTATCTTATTATATTTTCTGTATTTTTTATATTCTTTTTCTTTATCCATAATATCATCCTTTACATACTACAGATATATAGCATCATCTTCTATAGTACCTTCTATTAAATCTATTCCGGCAGGACTTAGCCTTAGCACATGTTCTTCTTTGAAATCTTCTGAGAACTCTTTATCTACCATGATATAGTTTTTATCAAGAAGATACTGTAAGTGCTTGGATGTATCAGCTCCATTTGTTATACCATATTCAAGTAATGCCATCCTAACTTGTTTTACAGTAATTGGAGTAGGGTAAAACAGTGCCAGCACCCTCATAACCTCTCCACGATATTTTTTATTCATCATAGTTTC